ACTGTATCCGGTATTTTGACCTATAAGCCCGGCGTGGCGACCGGCAAGTGCCGCGCGCCGTATGTGGTCGTTCGGGGAGGCGGCGCATACGCGCGCGGTATGTCCGGCGCGGCGGGAATCGGTTATCGGACGGTGACGCTGTACTGTTTTGTGCCGCGTGTGAGCGGCGACCTGTCCGCTTTCGTGGCGGAGGTCAGGCGGATCATGCGCGAGCTGAAAAGCCAGCTTCGACCGACGGGCAACGAGGGCATCGAGATGCTGGAAGAAGATTTTGACGCGCGCAGCCAGACGCTTGAATATCAGGCTCTGCGCGCGACTTTGTAAGGAGGAGCTTATGGCAAGCGAAAAGATTGTACAGATTCCGCTGGCGAACGTCGCCCGCGTGGAACTGGTGACGGAGGAAACCACGCCCAAGACTTATGTGGTCGATACCGCCAACGAGATGAAGCTGGAAGCCTTTGTCTCGGAAGGCGAAGAAAAAGAGCTGCGCAAATTGAACAGGCTGCTGGCGCAGCTCAAGACGGAGGATCTGACGAAGGGCTATGACCTGACCATGAAGGATATGGTCATGAGTCCGCCCGTGTTTGCGCTGGTGGACGGCGGCGTGAGTACGACCGGCGCGGAGGGCAAGTTTGAAGGATACACGGGTCCGAAGATGGGCGAAGTGGTGAACCGAACGCCGTTCACGGTCAACATCTATACCGAGGAGAAGGACGGCGACGGAGAGACGACGGGTTATTTGAAATTCACCTGCAAACACTGTAAGGGTACGCCCGCCGATATCGAAATCAAGGACGGCGATTTCTTCGCGCCGGAGTATAAGCTCAAAAGCAGACCGAAGATCGGCGAATCGCCCATCGCCATCACGCCGCTGGACGAACTGCCGACCTAAGAACTGCGTCAAAGGACAGTAAGCGAATAAAGCCTTATAATGGGGCTATCCAACAAAAGGAGGTTTTCACAGTATGGCATCCACGAAAAAGGACACGCACATCACCAACCTTGCCGCGCTGGAAAAGGCGGCGAACGGCGAGATCGTCACGTTGCCGGGCTGGACGGTGGAGCAGCCGTTTGTGGCAAGGCTCAAGCGCGCCAGCCTAACGGGTATGATTCGCGCGGGCAAAATTCCCAACCCGCTGATAGCGGCGGCGCAGAAGCTCTACGAAGGACTGAACAAGAGCCGCGTCAGCGCGACTTTTGAGGAAACGGCGAAGGTTATGCGCCTTGTCGGCGAAGAAGCGCTCGCCGAGCCGACGATGGAGCAGCTGAAAGCGGCAGGACTTGACCTGACCGAAGAACAGGCGGATCAAATCTATCTGTACGCCATCAAGGGCGCGAAAGTGCTGGAAGCCTTTCGTTCTCAGTCCGCAAATCGTCAGCCTGATCCATCTGGCGACGACGTACAAGCAGCGCCCCAGCAGCCTGATGGGGATTGAGGACGAGTACGCGGCGTTCTGCCTCGACGAAACCTGTCTTTTTATGATTCAACAGGCACGGGAAAAGCGCGAGCCGGACTTTGGCAGACCGGCGCGGCTGGAAAAGCAGAAGGGCAGGCAGAACACGACGACCAACGCCGAGGCGGCAGAGATGATTCGTCGGCTGATGGGCTGACACACTGACGGAGCGGGTGCTCCGTCAGCTTTTTCTTTCCAAGGTTTTTGGAGATGACCGAAGCGAGACGGTCATTTCCAAAGACCTTTTTTGATTGCCAAAAAAGCGGATTCAGGCTGCAAAGGAGGTGAGCCGAATGGGCACGAGTATCAGCGCGGGTACGATCATGGCGTACATGGATTTGGACATGTCCAGCTTCAACAGCGCCATCGACATGGCGGGCGAGCAGCTCTCCGGCTTCGCCTCCGGCGGTGTGGCGGGCGCGCTGGGTTCCATCGGCGCGGCGGCGGAAACGGCAGGGCGCGCGCTGACACTGGGCGTTACTGCGCCATTGATGACAGCAGCGGGCGCGGCGATTCAAACAGGCATGCAATTTGACGCGAGCATGTCGAACGTCTACGGCTTGATGTCGTCGCTGAATCTGTCGCAGGCACAGATGGACGCGCTGCGCGATACGGCGCGCGAGATGGGCGCGACGACCAAATTCAGCGCCAGCGAAGCTGCCGACGCGATGGGTTATATGGCGCTGGCAGGCTGGGACGATGCGCAGGTCATTGCCGGTATTCCGGGCGTATTGAATCTGGCGGCTGCCGCCAACATGGATCTGGCGAAAGCCTCGGATATCGTGACCGATACGATGACTCCGTTCGGCATGGCGGCGGAGCGTGCGGGCGAGGCTGCCGATGTTTTTGCCTATGCGCAGGCGAACAGCAACACGACGGTCGAGGCGCTGGGCGAGGCGATGAAGTACGCCGCGCCGACTGCGGACGCTTTCGGCATGACCTTGCAGGATACCGCAGCAGCGATGGGCGTGCTGGCGAACGCGGGCATCAAGGGCAGTCAGGGTGGTACGACGCTGAACGCGATGCTGCGCGACATGAAGAACAACGCCAAGAACGGCGCAATCGCTATCGGCAAAACCAAAGTCGCGCTGACCAACGCAGACGGAAGCTATCGCTCGTATGCCGCGATCATCCGCGATATCGACAAGGCGACCAGCAGCATGACCGCCAGCCAGCGCGACGCGGCACTGGGCGCAATCTTCGGCGACGAGTCACTCAAGGGTATTCTGGCGACGCTCAAGCAGGGACCCGACGCGCTGGACGCGATGACCGAGGGCATGTATGCCTGCGGCGGCGCGGCAGAAGATATGGCTGCCACGATGGGCGACAACCTCAAGGGCGATCTGGCGATCCTTGAAAGCGGCGCGCAGGACATGGCGATTGCGCTGTCCGACTGGCTGATGCCTGCCGCGCGCGGCGTGGTGCAAGGCATTGCCGATATGATCGGGAAGTTCAACGCGCTGGACGAC